TATGCAGATAATGGCATTACATTTACAATTCCTACTTCTTCTTCAATATCTAAATGCAGATAAAAGTCTCCATATTTACATGCATTACGTATCCATGGCCATAGATTATAATCTATATTTAATATATCGTAAAATAAATTATGAAGTATTTTTCGTATATCATCGTTTTGTGATGTAATAGTTAATGTATCTCCGTCTGGATCTTTAACCGTAGACTCATCTGCATAAATATCTAATGCGGATGATAATATAGGATCCATGTCCATTGCTTCGTAATCTGTAAATAATTCTATTTTAGATGTATGGAATGTTTGATTTTGATTATATGTACCATATCCAGGCATGCCTTTATGTACACCGGAAAATCTATCAACATACCGTTTGTTAGACATATTACCAGTTGATTGTAATCGATTTGTATCAACTGCCTTTAATCTATTTTTTGAAATTCTACGCACAACTACGTTAGTTGCGAATAATCTACTTAATCGTGCTCTTAAAGAAGTATCTGTCATAATTTACCTATATTAATAAATATTAGAGTAACCATTTTAAATCAGAATTTTCATCATCTCCTGATTTCCATTGCCATTCTTTTGGTGTTTGTTGAGTAGCAGAATAAACGCCTTGCGATTTACCAAAATGCCCTAGAGCCTTTCTATTTAAATCTATACCTTGTTGTTGCAATCTCAATGCCGTATCTCTCATCCATAATCCAGTTGAAAATGACATTACTAAATCATCGTTATATCCCCGGGCTGCTTCAGCTCGATGACCTAACCAAACAAATGTAAACAATTCATCTATCAACCGTTTTGAATGTACTACCGGTGTTTTATCTCTAAAATATGTTTCTAATTTTGATATCACTAATGGCCGAGTTCTAGATGTCATTGAGAATCCAGGAACTGTTTTTGATTTACCTTTTAAATCATATCCTTTACGTAATTGCACATCTTCATCAACATATCCATCTTGTTTATATGAATAATATAAATTAGAATATCCTTTATCCAATGCTACTTGTATTGACGCCCAGCCAATATTTGCATTTTCAATTACTAACAATGCATTATTATATTCTGTAGCAACTGATATTAACATGTTACCATAATCAGTTGTTCCTATCTTTCCTTTATATTCTGCTACTTGATGACATGCTTCTGTATCAAATACATGGAAAGCTGAATAATCTGTAGAATCGCCACGTGCAACATCTGCTACTACCATATAATTTTTATTGTAATCTGCATATTCCCAGATCCAAAAATTGGAATCATGGCCACGTTTTTCTAAAGGATCTTTTACGTGTGTATCTGAATACCATTGCAATATTTCTCCGTCTACTACTGTATGACCAGATGATATAAAGTCGCAATCACATTCCTGAGCTGCTCCCTTTTCTCCTAATAACTGAGTTTGTTTGGCTCGCCATGTTTCATCACGATCTGGGTGAACTGTCCAATGCAATTTTATTGTGTTAAATTCACCACCAGCTTCTGCATTAACCCATTGACGATGAAACCAATTACCTACACCATTAGGAGTCGATAATGCTATACAATCTCCACCAGTTGCTAACGTTTGCTGAGCTGCTGTCCATATTTCATCAATACGATCAATAAACGCTGCTTCGTCAAATATTAATAATGATAAGGCTTCAGATCTACCAGCATCGCCTTTTGATGATATTGCTTTAATCTGCGATCCATTTGCATAACGTAATGATAATTTATTATCTTCTAATGTTTTACCTTTTAACCAGTTAGGTAAATTTTCGTTCATTACTCGGACTTTAGTTACAAGATTTTTTGCAACATCTTGTTTTGTTGCAATTACTAACACGTTAAAGTCTTCACGAAATATCATTTTCCATAACGCATATCCAGCTGTTAACGTTGATATACCTAATTGTCTAGATTTTAGAATAATATTATATCGATGATCTTTTAGTTCCTGTAATGATTTTTCTTGAAATGGATATAGATTAAAAAGCATTTTACCACGCGTAGGATGTTGTATTATACAATACTTACGCATAAAATGTATAGGATCTTGTGAACACCGTTTGTATTCTTCACCTATAATTTCCTTAAGAGATTTCTTTACTGCCATTGTTTTAAATATAATAAATTATTTGCAATATCACAAATTATTTCTTAACTCTTTTTTCCATGGTACGGCCGCCGAAGTAGGCTCCTATAACAGTAATAAGTACTAATTGAAGTAGGTCTGTCCATTTAGCTTCAACTTCAAATGCAATTGTGCCGGCGTCGATAAATATCATGAGTACTGTTGATACAACTAAAAATATTAAAACTAATGGTCTTACATTTTTTGATAACCATGAATCTGAATTCATATCAGCGGACCACCGATCGGTTATATTTTGTTCCATTTTAGCTTCATGATTTTTAATCAATTCTTGCATTTTACGTTTAGCTTCTAGTTTCTCAGCTTTAGTAGTTGTTAGGTTATCCAATACTCCGCCTACACCCTCTACTAATTCAGCTGCGCCGCCAGAAAATATTTTATTTAATATACCCATATTCGTCTTTTATTAATTTGGTAACTTCTTTACGTATTAACTGCGCCATTTCGTCTATCTGTAATTCGACATCTTTATCAGCTGCATTTACTGCAGATTCCATTTCAGATTGTAATTGTTTTTTCTTTTTGGTCATTTGTTTTAATTTGGAAACCATTTGTTGTTTTTTTGAACCATCTGCTTTTGCATACTCACTAGCCATTTTTTTCATATCTGTTACCAATGAATCAAATTCTTTTCCAATTTTATTTAATGATCTATTTTTTGCCATTGTTATTCTCCGCAAATTGATTTCTAATTGTTTCTTTAAATTTATTATAATCTGTTTCAACTTTTTCTATTTGGGCAGATATATCTACTTCTCCAAATTCGCCATTAGCATTTCCCCAAACAGTTTCTTTCAAAGATTGTTTCACTATATCTACTTCTTTATCGGTATCTGTAAACCATGATTCTGCATTTGCAGACATTATATTATTTTGATATTTTTTCCATGCATCTTCACCTTTAGCCTTTATACGGCGTTCTTCTGATAATACACATCCAAAACACATTTTACGTTTAAACCAAAATTTAAAATTTAAAGTTTTTTCATTGCCACGCATTTCAGTTTCACATTTAGGACATTTGTCTGGAACTGATAATGCATCTTGTACTGTTTTTAAAACCGAATTTTCAGGTTCACGTGACTTAAATCCGTCATGTTGAGTAACTCGTGTTCTAATTCCTTTAGCAGACGTTTCAATCCAAATTTTTGGCTTACCATCATCAAATCGCTCTAATATATCATCTTCTGGTGTATCTGTTTTTGTAGAACCTGTGTAAATTGATTTCCTAGTTTGAGATTTATGATTCCCAGCTAGTAATTCATTTACAGCTTTTATATTTTGTAACTTACTTGACATGTTATTTCTTTTTACTTAACACTTTTCTTAATTTTTGTAAAAACGTTGCTTCATTGCCTTTTAAATCTAAATCTGCAACTAATCCAGTAACAAGATCCATTTGCACTACAGCACTTTTTCCTTGCATTTTCTTTGCAAACTCATCTTTAAATTGTCCCATTCTTCGATCAACCATATTTGGAGTATTTGCTTCTCCTACGGGCTGTTCTTGTGACCCCAATGCATCTTTTGGTTTTAACATTGATATTAAATGCATTTTAACTGCACTACTACCACCAGATATTGCATTAATTACTTTAATTAATCCAGCTGCTTGTTGTTTTGGTGATCCTTGTCCTAAGGCCTTTTTGAGCATTTTAACGCCAGGTTGTTTATCTAATCGATCGGCTCCTGTTTCTACACCTTTTACAACATCAACTTCTTTTAGAGATTTACGAATCTCTGTTCGTATAGTTTCTCTTAATTTGGATTCATTCATAATGTCCTTTATTATTTTTATATAAATATACAGTTATTACTTAGTAAAACCTTTATCCATTGCAAAATTAGCTCTACTAAATTCTACTCGATCTACAAATTTAACTCCTTGACCAATACGATCAACTGCCACATATCCTTCCGGGGCAGTTACTCTTAACCCACCTTTACCATCATCTACAAAGTGTTTTGTATTATATACTGCATTATTATATTTTTTAACAAATATTAATTTTGCATCTGCTAGCAATTTTGATACAATAAATATATTTAAAATATCCTGCTTTCTTTGTTCTAACATTGCCATTTGTTCTTGCTTTGCTGCGGTAGCCTTTTCTATTCCACGATCAGATTTTAATTTTGCTATCTTTTTATCAGTCCGAAGTTCGAACCATTTCTGAAAGGCTTTATATGATATAGCCGCATTATCAACAAATTGTCCGGTTTTTATTTCTTGGTTAAGGTATATGTTTAACAATGAACTTGGTAAATTATCATAATTTATTTTTATTGAATCAGCTTTTTTAATCATCATTGCAACTTCTTTTGCTTCAGATGCTGTCAATGTTACTATACCAGTAGTATCTTTAAAAAATGCATCATCAAACCATACATTAGGATTACGTTTTAATCCGCTGACATCTGCACCAAATGATGCGCCGCTATCTAATGACCGATATGTTGTATGAAACACAATACCTAATTTTGCAGAAGCAACTTGACTTCCTAATTCAGAGTCTGCATCTACTGCATATGTAATTGTATTTGGTCTAAATGAATAATGCTTTTT